GTGATAAACTCAATTATTTTAGATGTATTATCACCTTTAATGAATGACATGCCAGCATTAGTTTTATTTACATCTTTGAAATAGCCACCAGATGTAATTGAAACATATCTATCCAGTTCGCCTTTAGTAACAAATGTACTATCAGACATATTCACAGTAATATTTTTAGCATTACCAATTACCGTTCTAATCTTATAAATTTCGCTATCAATAGGTGTAGTCTTATCTGGTACATAGCCTACATTATTACCGCCGTTTGTATAGCTATATAACATTTCTGTTTTTCCGTCAACTTTTGCATATAGGCCAACCTCACGTGGGAAGAAGCCTACATTTAAAGTATTGTTGGATAACGTAGCAGTAATTAAATATTGACCGTTACCCTCATTTACACCACTTGTTACTGGCAATTCCATTTTAGGAGAAATTACAGATGTCATATCATTAAAGTTTCTACCTGTAGCATCTCCATCGCCTACTACTACACGTGTAAAAATTAAATTCTTACGTGTAGCCACGCTTTCAGCAATCATTGCCAAACCATTTTTAGTAACCACATTTTGTGGATATTGACTAGGCATTATTTACCCCCTTAACAATTAATATGATTAATTACATTAGCTTTAGTAATGTATACACCAGCCACTATAGATGCATCATCTAACGCAGAATTAAAGCCTACCATTGGATTAATAATAGTTGTTTCAAATGTAGTAACAATACTACCAGCATATAATTCAGTATCAACGCTATGCACATCATTAATACTTAATCCAATATGTGATGGTTTAACCACAGTTAAGTTGCTTCTAATTTGTGGTATAGCATATACAAAGGATGAGTTGTTAAACTCTAACTTCAATACACCATCTTCAAACTGAACATCTACATCATCAAGTACAAATGTTTTAACAATCGCTCTAATTCTATCTAGTGTACACTTTCCATTGTTATTCCATAGCATTTGCACAATGGCTCTGCGTTGTTCAATTGAGCCATCACCTTTGATACCTAAATCTTTTTCGTAAACCTTTAAGCCACGTTCACCTACCGCATCAAAGAAGCCATTATCTAATAACACATCTAGTAGTTCATCTATATCTTGCAGTTGTAATCCAGCTGCTTGATATAATTCACGAACCCATGGATCATTACGATACATCTTATTAATGGCTTTTAATGCATACTCTTTGAAATCTGTATTAGTCATTTAAATCCACACTAACTGTACCTAATACGGCAACTTGTTCATTTGTTAGATTAATTTTAGTTGTCTGTCCATTTACAGTTACACTTTCATAGTCAGTAACACCAGCATTATCAATGATAATGTTACTAATTTGTGCGACTGATACATAGTTTTGTTTAAAGGCTATCTTCTTTAGGTAAGCGGTTACCGCTTCAGTAATGTCATTTGTAATAGTGGATTTAGTAGCCGTTGTAGTGTGCTGTACACCTCTTACATCAATATTGATAGGCACCTCTGTAGCACTAACTACAGTACAATGTGCCCCTATAGGTGCTTGTCCATCACCAATACCTTTGCTTTCTGGGTCTATGTAATCTTGTACCCTTTTAACTAAATCTGTACTAGCAGCCTTCCTGTCAGAGTTAATTATGATAACTTTAACAGTATTGTTACCATTCCATAAGCCTATTACATTAGCTTCGCCTACACCTTCGACCTCTTTGGCCCATTGCTTATAGTGGTAATCGTTACCGCTAGTAGCTGGTTCTCTTAACTCTTCATAGTAGCGTTCACGCAAATCATCGTCCGCTTCCTCATCTTCGCCACCTTTTGCAGCATCATCATTGATAACTGCATTGATACCAGCAATAGTGATAGGCATTTGAGTGATGCTACCTTTAGGAACATTACCAACTGCACCAGCTTTAGTACATCGAATTTTGATGATAGAGTTATCAACAACATCCTTGTTTTCTAGCGACTCGTACTGAATACCACTTTCGCTTTCAAATAAATCACCCTCATGGATAGTGCCGTTACCATCTACAATACGTAGGTTACATACTGCCTTAGTAGCTAGCTTGCGTTGTGTTCCTTTACGTTGGAATACTACCCTTGTTAGTTCATCACCTGTTAAGTTATCCACGTTTTGTTTGCGTTCAATTTCTTCCGCCTTCTTCCACAGTTCGAGTAAAGCAAACGCTTCACCTCTTGTTATGTCATACGTTGGAAAGCCTTCCGTTTTCTGATACGCATCATCGATGTTTTCAAGCATCGTATTATGGATGCTATCAACACTATAATTCGAATTCATGTTCTATCTTCACCTCTTCCCCTGTATTAGTAACTACTGTGAAATAAAAAATACCAGCATTGAATTGCCAATCTTTGACAACTACAACACATGGTACTTTGTTCATGATACCTTCGGTTATTCTTCTTTTGATTTCAGATACTTTATATGCACGTGGCAATCTGTACCCTAATAGCTTAGTTAGATCTAACCCAAAGCTATCACTATAGATTAAGTATTTCTTCATTTCAGTACGAATAAATAATTCAATCCATTGTTTAATTGCTTCAATCTGCGTATCTTCTACATTGCGACCATCTTCAAATACAAAGCGATGTGTTTTATAGTCGAATTTAAATGACCGCCCCACTTTATGTTGTGAGTTAGTAGCCGTTGCAGTTGATTGGATAGAGTTCGTGAAATTGTAGTCCTTTGGGAACATCATACCCCCTCTTTCACAATATCAACGATAAAGAAATGTTGCTCGTTTTCATCTGGTATAACAAGCACTTTATCGCCAGCTTTCCATAATTCATCAAGTACTATCTTACCTTCGCCCTGTGCATCGTAATCAGATTTAGGACCAGCAGGACACCCTTTATGTGTCATTTTGCCACTATGTCGATAAGAGTATGTGGTGATATGGTGAATTAATTGAAAGCATACATAACCATTAGATGCATCTATCATAAACTTCCCATCTTTGATAGCTACCTTCCATGGTGAAGTACTGATAACCTCACCAAGGCAAGCACCTATCCGTATAGGGTTAGTTCTATCTTTGAACATAGAAGCCATCTGACTGTGCCATTCTTCCATATATACCCCCTTATTACATTCTAATTACTTTACTAGGTGCTTCGTTTGTGTGCCATGCGTTATTGGCATCAGAATAAAACTTAGCGTGTCCTTCGCTACTACTGTTACCAAAACCACCGCCAGCACCATCAGAGATAATAACGTGTTGATTATTACCATAGACTAAGATATCACCCTTTTTAGCGTAGCCGTCAAAGGCTTCCACCTTATAGCCAGCACTTTGTGCGTTATTAACTAATGTATCTACATTAGCCGTACCTATATCTGCCTGTTGCTTTAAGAATGGACTGTAATATGAACCAGCTTTAACCGCCACATCTACGCATCCATTATCACGATATACGCTTTGATATCCGTTGAGTGCGTTCATACCAGCATCAACTTGCGTTGCATTAGCAGTACTATTTGTAGCATTAGGTGTAACAGTTGTAGTAGTGCTAGTTGCATACTTACTTGTATCAAGTTCTTTAGTTACACGCTTTAGATCTAATGTCATAGTATGGTTAACTCCATAACTATGTTTGCAGTTTTCTACTATGAATTTATCGTGTATGTCTACTGTGTAATCATCGATTATGATAATGCGACCACTCCTTACTGTATCATCACCTAATAATGTTAGGTTTAACTTTTCAGCTACCTTATTAGTATCTTGAATAGTCTTTTTAGCAATTTGAGCAGTCTGTGCTTGCTTCTTATTATCAACCTTAACTATCTTCTTGATTAAGCCATATTTCTTGATGCTTTCATCATCTTGAATAGTTGACTTAACCGATGTACTCTTTTCTTTTTGAGATATAGCTACAATGCTATTACGCATATCTTCCATACTTAAATCTCTTGAGTAATTGTTGATAGGTTGAGTGATAACCTTATCCAGCACTAAGTCTTTGTAGTCCTCAACGTGTATCTTGCCATCTCGATATTCTAAGCGGTATTTATAGCCAGTTTCTTCTGTGGCTTGCTTGATGATATCTTTGATAACATCAGATACTGTTTCACCTTGATATATCTTCTTGATACTAGTATTAATATCGGCTACATTACCAAGTGGAACGCTATTCTCACTACATACTTTCTTGATAGCTTCAAGGCCACTAACCCCATTGAATTGAATTTCTATCTCTGATTTGTTGAGATAGAAGCAATAGTCAAAGCAAGTATAGGTATACTTATTAGCACCACTTTGCTTTTCTGCTACTATAATACCTTGAAATACTACTTGCTCCTGTTGTTGTTCGTTCAGTTGCGTTGTAGCACTCTTATTATTGTTGCTTAGTTGATTGCTAAATTCTACCTTACCGCCAATAGCAAGCCGTGTACCCATAAGGTTAAAATCAAATGGATTATCCACTAAGTCAAAGGTAAATTCTTGACCCAGTGTATCAATACCATCTGACCTTTGATAGTTATTTGTATAGGCGGTAATTTCACGTGTTTCAGTAACATCTTTACCATCTTTACCTTTGGTTGTGTTCGTATACTGTAACTTCATTTTTTAACCGCCTTACTATCAGTAGTCTTTGTATCTGTAGCCTTATTTTCGCCACCAGTCGAAGATTGAGCAGTAGTTGATGTATTAGTATATACGTACTCTTCAATCCCTATTGTGGCCTTAATATCGCCAATTTTGTCATATGTGTATGATAGATCATTAATGACACATGGCATATTAAGGATTTCATTGCCATCTGATTGAATAATGCATATCCGCATCACGGCTTTCATTTGCCGTTGTGCTTGAAAGAATTGTAAACATTGTAGTCCATCGCTACCATTACCACGAATAAAGGAGTAATCCTTATTAATCGGTAACAAGATATTATCTAGTGTTAATGTTCGCAACCCTAACGGCCCTATAAGTTTAATATCACCTCTAAGACCATTAAAAGTTTCATTAGCCTGTGGTTCATTAATCGTAGGTAAAGGGTTAGGTACTACAGGTAATGTAATGTACTCATCTGTTAATTCAGAGTGGAATACAATATCTGTAGTTGGTTTTCGTTCGGCATAATCTAAAATCTTACCGACTAAACCATGTGAAATCTTATCTGCAAACTTAGTAGCACGTGTTACTGCTAACTTTTGCAAGTCCGCTTGTTTCGTCATTAAGCGTTGTTTCATTACGCTTTTAGCGTTGTCTTGAAAGCTCATTTCACACCCCCTACATATTACCCATAGCTAACATTACTTTATCGGTTACATGACGGCCACACGCATCCATGAAATCTTCATTACCAATCACATTGCCTTGTACTGTTACATTCACAGTTACATTGCCACGATTATTTGCTAATTGTTTCATGCTTTCATCGTGTGGAATGACTTGTGAACCATTAGGTAGATTGATAATTTCGCCACGTTGATTTTCGTTGACATATGTCGCTCCACCTTTCCAGTACTCAGTACCAGTTGCGTTATGTTCACCAGTTACACGGCCTATAGTATTGTTATATAGCCATGCTCCGCCCTCTTTGATAGAATCGATTTTTTCGCCAGCCCATTGCAATTTGTCTTGAACCCATCCAAGTACATCCTGTGCAATAGATTTAATAATACCAAAGTAGCCGTTGAATATTTGGACTAACCCACTAAAGGCCATATCCCAGTTACCAGTAAATACACCTACAAGAAAATCAATAATGCCGTTGAAGATTTGCATCACACCATCAAGTATAGGACTCATGATTTCCATGAATCGGTTATAAATAGGTGTAACAACCTCTATAACACCATTTACAAATTCAGTACATCCACTTACTAAGCTATCCCATAATTCACTAGCATAGCTTGAAATAGCATCCCATACACCTATTGCCACCTCTTTGACTGTATCCCAGTTATAGATCAATAACGCAATAGCAGCTATCACGGCATACAATGCAAACACCATAGGATTTGCAATCATTAGCATATTCAATACTCTTACAATTTTTACTACAGTCATAAAGCCACTGAATATAGATAACAATATAGGTAAGATGCTAGATATCACATTAAAAGCAACGAACCCAGCTACAACTACTTTAAGAACAGGCACTAAGAACCCAAGATTGTCAACACACCACTTAATAACACTACCAACAGTAGCTAGAACACTTTTAACTACGTTCATTCCCTCTGTTAGATTTGTTTTAATGGTTTCCTTATTCTCTGTAATTACCTGTGCAATCCATGTAAATGCACCGCTAAATGTATTGAATATATCTTGAATAACTGGTGCAACTATAGGCATGATAGTACTTACCATATCAATAAAGGCTTTTTGCATAGGCAATAGGCCCTTACCAATCGTAGCCATTAATGCTGCCTGTTGGTTCTTCATGCGTTTTAGTTGTCCATCTGGTGTATTAGCTAGTATTTCATTCTGTTTAGAGAATGTACCATTAACGATTTCATTAATAGTAGCTAATCGTTCGGCTTCTGTACCATTCTTAATGATTAGCTTTTGTGCTTCAGTTAAAGGTATCTTCATCTTAGTCAAGCCAGCTACATCACCATTAAACGCTCTACCGATTGCTTGTGATGCTAGCTGTGCATCTTCTGCCGTAGCATTAATACCAAACTTACCAGCTACTAAATTTGTTAAGGCTTCTGATAAATCATTCACCTTATCAACAGGAACATTCCATTTATTTAACTCTTGATAACCAGCACGAATAGTACCAGCAGAGATAACCCCTACTTGACCCCATTTAGATGCATACTCGTTTAATTGTTTCTGTGCAGCATCTAGCGATTGTGCCGATTTATCATACAATGAATTGTTATTAGCCAAGCTATTACGCAATAATGTTTGAGATAACTCTGCACTTTTAGCTACATCAAGTGCCTTTTTTCCGTAATCAACAATAGCACCAACACTAGCGAACGCACCCAAGCCTGACATTGCTAATCCCATCTTACCGATGCTACCAGCAATACCTAAGAATTTGTTATTAATTCCGTTACCAAAATTACTTAACTTATTCTTCATGGCTACCATTTTGCGTTCAGTATCTTTCGCACTATCGCCAGCCTTTTTCATAGGTGCAGTAAATTGGTCTTTAAGACTAAGTAATACGTTAATACTTTTAGCCATTATTGCCCCTTTCTAAATCTTCCATATCCAGTTCGAAGCACGCACAATAGAACGTGCGTTCTAATGGATCTAATGCAAGTAACGAGGATAATGTATGGCCTTTTTGCATATAATAGCGGAACATTGTCAGTTCCCTGTCCGCTCTTATTGCTTTTTTACATCTTCAACAGGATTTGCAATACCATACATACCCAAGATAGCTTCACCTAATGCAGTAATATCTTCCACGCTATCATTTAGCACTTTATACACTACATCTGTAGGTTCAGCACATTCATATTTAGCTTGTAATTCTTTATTCTTAAACAAAGGAACGCAAGCATAGATGAGTTGTACCATTGCATCCATTACAGTTGATAGTGTTGCATCTTGCTTAATATCGTCCATAATACGCAATACTGTCGGTAATGGTTGATGAATTACAGTCAACTCACCGCCTAAACCTTTTACATATACATCTTTAGATTGAAAACCCTCTTGCATATTGCGGTTAAGCAAATCTTCAAGTTGTAATTTAGCCATATTTTATCCACCTCACATTAAAAGGAAAGGCGATGCATTAAGCACCGCCCATATATTAAAGAATTAAGTCTAAGTAGTTGTAATCAGCAAATTTGAAAGGATAGCTTTCTTCTTGTACCTTTTTATTTTCAAAACCATGTGTTAATTCATCTAAAGTAACACCAGTGAGTTCGATGCGTTCAGCACCATTTACATCTGGGTCAGTTAATTTAGATACGATTTTGATATCTGGTACACTACCATTTTTGATTTTGCCAGCAATCTTTTGTGCTACACGGCTATCGATTTTGTGAAGTACTAGCGTACCAGCACCTTCAAAACCAACTAAGCGTTGATGAACACCCATTTCACCATTGATATCTACCGCTTCATATTTAAGGGAGATTTTAGCTTCAAATGATTTTACGTTTGCGTATAATTCACCGTCAATCCACACTTTGCCGAATTGACCACGCAAGATTTGATTATGAATGTCTTTACTTGCCATACTTTACCCCCTATTCCATAGTAATTTGGAAGGACAAATCTTCCATAGCATCCAAGATTTTAACTTTAGCAGCAATGAATACAGTAGATTTGAAAGACATTTCTTTAACTTTCGCTTCATCCCAATCTTCTGCTTCTGTTTTACCAACAGATAACCACGCTTGACGTTGATTTTCTACATCAACAAACGCATGATTGTCATACTCTGGATCTAAGATTTCACCATTAACTACTTTAGTTAAAGACTTAAAGTAAGCATTTACAGAAGAAATAAATAAGTATTGGTTATCCAAATGGTTTTTATACTTGCCTACGTAGTATTTTTTGAATGTAGAGTACAAGTCCTCTTGGATTAAGTCCATACTTTCAACAATGATGATTTTACGCATATCTTCTGTATCTGTAGATGTGAATGTAGTTAATGTATTAACACCACGGCCCACACGAACCACGTTATCTTCATCATCATTAATAAGAAGCAACCAGCCTTCATCAGTCCATTTGTTTACATCTTTTTCTGCAGTAACATAAGAGTTATCCACATAGTCTAAATCTTCCAATTCGTAGTATGTAATGCTGCGATTCATTGGTAAGTTAGCCAAAATAGATGTAATACGTGGCAAATAATCAGTCATTTTAACATTAGTGCCAGCTACCGCATCAGCTTCATGTACAAAATTACCTTTCATATTTACAACGTGTTTATCATCTGCAACTGCTACGTTAGCAACTACGCACTTAACTTTACGGCCTTTAGAAATGACATTACGGCTTTTAGTGTAAGACACTAAATCTGTTTGCCATTCTGCCACAGTTGTACACGCCCAGTTATATTTAATGCGGTCTAATACTTGTTTAATATCTGCAAATGCAGTTGTTTTAGATGGAACGTGTAACACTACCACCTTATTCACATTTACATAGAAGCAACGCTTCAACAATTTAATTGTATCGGCATTGTATTTTTTATCGGTAATGTCTGCTTCAAATTTGAATACATCATAGCCAATTTCTGTTTGTTTATCATCTTTAACGATGATTAATGCAGTACCACGTTCGGAACGTAGCACGGCAGATACCGCCTTTTGCAAGAATACGATATCAATATTTGGTAAGCCAATCGCCATATTCTGCTCCTTTTACCCATTAAAAATAGCACCCATACATGGTGGGTGCTATAACTATTATTCCGTTGGCTCTTGCAACTCTCCGTTGACGGCCAATTTTTCCATGTAAGGTGCATCTGCTTCTGGTCTGTTTTGATAGATCGTTACATCAAAGTTAGTGATATATGACATATCAGCCTTATTGATTGTTTCGACTATATCAGATGCAGTAATACTAAATCCATCTGCTACGCTAACAGGCATTGCTAACATTTCTCGCAAATTTTCTCTTGCTTTGAGTAAGTTAAGATAGCCAATCTCACGCTTTTCATTGAAGTAGTAGATGTAGATATTAAGCGTATCACCTCTTAGGATTTCGCCTATATCTTCATTGTTAAAGTCTACTACCTCTATAAAAAATGATGGTCTAGTAAATCCCTCTGAAATATCTCTATCATTAACATCACAATTAAGCAGTTCTCTGCACTTTACTGTTAATGCTTTTACTATTTCAACTGCAGTTATCACTAGCCTAAACCTTTTTCATTAAGCATCTTATCAATAAATTCTTCCGCTAACCCTTGATATTCTGACGGAAAGGCTTTAGCAGTTTTACCCATGATAGCTTTACCTCTTACAAAGGCTTCCCCTGTGTTACCAACTATTAATTTAGGTTTACCCTGTGCAGCATGACCTAACATCACATGGCCGTGTTCAACTAACCATGCGTGCGGTGCGGTATTTTTAACACGCACTTGCCACTCATCCTTACCATACTTATACGCTCTATCACGTTTAAGGCCTTTGATAAGGTTCTTTGTGCCTTGCGTAGTACCGCTTTTATAGTTGTTTTTAGCATTAGCTTTTAACTTATTACCAGCACGTTGAAGAAAATTCTTTGTATCTTTCGGAAAGTCTTTAGTCGCTAGGTCTAGCAACTCTTGAGAAAACTCACTTAAACCTTCTGTTTCAATATCAACACCCATTAGATTACAACCTCTGTAAATATTTCTAGTCGCTCTTTATTAAGGTATGGATCCATAACATACAAGATGTTATATTTCTGCCCCTCAATAATTAGCCACATATCTGGTTCAATATCATTGCGATACCTACACACAATCTTATGTGTGGTTCTAGCAAGTGTAGTTTCTGCCGTTCTACCACTTAATAGACCGCCAGTCTGTGGAATGACTCCACAATGCATATTGCCTATAACGGTATCAACAATAGGATATTGCCCCAATTCATTCATAGTGGTTGATTTTCTGTTAGCGTGAATTTCTGCTTGATGTTGTAATAGAGTGCTTAATCTACCTTTTCTATACATAATTTCACCTATAATAAGTTTACTGAATACTTATCTAAGATAGCTTGTGCCGTAGGGTTTACTACCGCATTTTCAACGGCCGTAAATGTGCGATTATCGTAAAATTCACCGCATAAACTCAATACTGCAATAGGCATATCTTCATAATCATCAAGTGTAGTCTTATCAGCAATACCCATATATGTCATGCAATATGAAATTGCTGCAGATAATACCATGTCTAAAATAGGTTTAGTGTCGGCTGTAACATCAACACGAATATAGTTCGATACAATATCAAGATTTAACTCACTAACTTTCATGTTTACCCCTCTGCTTCAGCCTTTTTGCTTTTGGTTTTAGCTTGTTTAACAGGCTCGATGTAACCAGCTTGTAATAGATCATTGATGATTACCTCGTCTGTATACTCAACAATGCTATCAAGTGGGGCAGATACTACCCCACTATAACCAACTAACACCTTGTACTTCATGACTATTAATCCATTGCTAATGTAGCAATACGTTGTTCGTCAACAATTTTTCCGTCAACTTCAACATAACCAGCTACACCAACTGCATATTGAGTATAGAAGCGTTCTTGCAATACAGAGATTTCAGAGTTTTCACCGCTGATTTTTGTAGCATAACCTTTAAGGTCAGCATAGATTGCAACTTTAGCTTTTGTAGCAATTTTAGGCATGTTGTCAGACTCGTAAACAGGACGGCCTAACAATGTGTAGCCATAACCATTTGTAAGGTCTTTATTCAACAAGTATTCGCCTTGTGTATTTTTCAATTTAGCACATGCTTTGAATGTTTCAGGGTTCATGATGAACACACCATTGCCACGATATGCTTGCGGTACTTTGAATTGAAGTTCAATTAAGTCATCAGCAGTAATTGCAGTTGCACTACCAGCAGTAACAATGTTTTTAGCTTGTAACAAGCCTTGAATTTTAGCAGAACCATTAATCATTTCGTTTTCTAAGAATACAACGATTGCTTCTGCTACTTTAGTTACTACATAGTTTACGATATCGAAGCCAGCGTTATTGATTAAGGATTTGGATACCTTAGTTAATACGCCTACTACGTTACCTTTCAATGTAACGGATTTGAATTTACCGCTTGTGGATTCAAGTTCTTGGAATTCACCAACGTATGCACATGTAGTTTTATTAGTGCTTTCATCTTCAACTGCGAATACCAAATCGCCTTTTACATCATAGAAATCAGAGTTTTGGATAATAGGTGCAATACGTTTAACAGTACCAATGATACGTTCAGCAATTGTAGATGGAATTACTACACCATTATCGCCTTTAGTAAGGTTTACATCAGCACGTGTTTCAGTATCAGAGAATACAGTTTCACCGCTACGCAAGAAGTTAGCAAATGCACGTTCTTCTGCCATTGCCATTGCTTTTTCATCAGCTTTAGCTGGTACTTCATCATCAGATACAGACATCATGGAGCGTTCTTCTTTTGCAAGTTCCAAAGTTTTATCAATATCAGCTACTTCTTTACGGATTTCTTCAAATTTGGATGTTTCTTCTTCGTTCAATGCACGAGTTTCTTCATCCGCAACCTTTACAAGGTTGTTCATTTCTTCAACCAAACCATTACGTTTTTCAATAAGTTTTTTAAAGTTCATGCTATCCTCTTTTCTTTGCATTAAAAAAGCACCCACATATGGTGGATGCTAAGCATTAAGTTCTTTTAAAATGTCATGATATTTCTGATTGCTGGTTTCTTCTTCATCATCAGTCTTACGTTCTTCAATATCATATTCCAATGCACCTGTTGCAGTTTCGTTAGATCTACACTCAAGTAAATCTTCACCTTCATCTGCTCGTACATTGATAGATGTTGCAATATATGCTGGGTTCACAGATAAAATACTAACTTCACTTACATCAATAGACTTTAACGTGCGTACTTCTGGCATATTTTCTTGTTTATCCCACGCATCTTCTAGTTTTCTAAAACCAAAAGACCAGCCTTTAAGTTGTCTATTTTCTGCAAGTTGTACTACTTCCGCATCAGATACAATAGCTTTTGCGTACAAGCCAATGCTATCTTCTCTTAATTCTAGCGAGCCGTCTTGTTGGTCTCCCAATTTTCTGCGGTGGTTGAAGCGTAACTCTACATTATTATTACGTTGTAATGCAGAATTGAACGCACCACTTTGTACTTTTTCTAAAAAATTACCCCTTACATCACGAATAGGTTTACTTAAACGTTCTGTAACATTCACATAACCCTCAATCGTAACTTCACCATTACGGACTTCAATTTTCATCATTCTCACCCCCTTTCACAGATTTTAGTGTAGTTAAATCACCAAGTACACCAGTATTTGGTGTGTACACTTTCTTCGTTTGTGGATAATAGAATACGTTCGCAAGGTTCATACTTACGAAGTCAATACCCATAGGGGATAAGTCCTCACGTTGACGAATTTCATCAACGTTAATCCAGTTGCTATCCAATGCAGTCTTATATGCATTAAAGCGTGTAAGCATATCTGCTTTTAATAGATCATTCATATCTAAGCTAAAATACAGATTACCTTTTTCAGTTTCAAGCAACATCGAACGATTGATAGCTTCAACAAAGCAATTCACGATTGGCATAATCGTAGTTTTAACAAAAATATTAAATGCTTTTTCATCTGTAAACGTTTTGTCAGTAAAACCAAACAATTTATAAATTAAGTCCGCATTTGTTTGCTTGCTTTCGTTGAGTTGATTTTCTACGGCAGTACTATCAGCACTTTCAAATGTAATACCCTTATTAAGTACAATTACATCGCTAGTGCCTAGTTTAGCCGTCATCATTCGCCATGCTTTTTTGAGTGCTTCCAAGGCTTTGACCGTCAATCTCCCCTCAGATTTAAGGAAGCCTTTTCGCACACCCTTACTGATTACACCATTTTCATATACAAGTGCATTGTACATACTAGAAATTTGTGTAGCGTTATCGTCTAACAACCCTCTACCATGCACCCCATCGTTGCTATTTCTAACCGCACGCATAATATTAAAGTTATCGTAGTAGTTCCCATCTACTAAAAATAATACAGTCCTATCAATTAGCTTGCCGTTATCTAGCACACTTACACGATATTTAGGTAAGTATTGTAACGATGTAGCACTATTACCATCTTTCCCAATGTAACAATAACAAGCACCTTCCATGATTAGATCATTAATCATGGATTGCTTTGTTTCAAACGCACCTAGCGTTGAATTTGTTTCAATGTTCAATAGCTTTGTACGTTCATCGTCTGTGATTTCTGTAATGGTATTGCCATCTCGTCTGTATAACTTGATAGGAATACCAGCAATAATGCCACTAATTAAAAACAACGCACTTGCTACCGCTGGCACGCTTAACGCTTGCTTGCGTGTTACATTTGTTGATGCATCAAAGCTAGGAAGCCCTAAATCTACATCATCAGCCGTATCAATGAATGAATTTTCACTAACCACGGCTTCTTCTCTGACCTCTAAACCAAAGATATTTTTAATTATTCCCAATTGTTCACCCCCTTTCTACATTTGTACAACCCAATCAAGGGTACTATTAAGCATATAATTTTGATGCAATAGGTACATTGCATTGATACCAGCTACTACCATATCGACCTTTCCACGTGATTTTTTCTTGTTTACATACCTATTCATGTTAGTATCGTACACACATCGTGAGTTTTCAAAGTTGATTTCTAGTAATTTGTTACCTTTTTCATATACAAGATTGCCATCAGCTACCAATTCTGCAAGCCATTTAGTAGCTGGATGCAATACGCTTGAATGTTGCTTAATCTCAACCATCGTATATCCAGCATCTTCTAACTTTTGAGCAGTTGATAAAGCATTGTATCTATCATAGCCAATACCCATTACAGTAACCCCATATTTGGCTTCAATTTGCATTATGTAGCGTTCAATAGCACCATAATCTACAGTTCTATTGCCACACGCTAGGCAGTAGCCAGCGTTGATAAAATCACGATATGGAATACGTTCCAATTTTGATTTCTCATCTATCCTATCTTCTGGTACAAAGGCCACCGCATCAAGATAAACCTTTTCTGTTTCTTCATCAAAGGCAACCATAGATACGGCACAGTTATCAGTAGTCATGGCTAAATCCACACCGAGGAATACTTCTCTACCGCTCCAATCGATATGATCTATAGCACCTTTCTGTAAATCGGCTACGTTTACAAAACTTTCACTACCAGCACCGCTATAAATGATATTGCAGTGCTTAGTTATGAAGTTCTCACGCTTACTTTCAATCTCTATAGCTACTTGCCTTTTCGATTTCAAGTCATCCATGATTTCTTCCATTTCAATAGCTAGTGGGTTACTCTGTTCTAGTACTTCATCATTCGTGGCCCATCCTTTGGTATCATCTGGTTCATATAACAAGGCGAACACCTTATCATCATCTACCGCACCATTTAATACACGCTTTGCATAGTCCACTTCATCTTCAAATGGATTGTTAAGTGTAGGATATTTGGTTGAAATAATGAAGCCTAGCTTGTTTAGTATCGTCAACTGCCCTGACCTCATCGCTTCAATAGCGTATGTATTAGGCAATGCACCAGTTTCATCTACAAGAAATACACTAGGCAACTTACCATCTAACCGCCCTGTTGAGTAGTTAAGAGGTGTATATCTATTTTCAGTTATATTACAGTGGATATAATCACGCAGTATTTTAAACTTTTCTTTGCCATTCATCTTCCCCAATAGTGCTGGACTACTTCTTATAATTTCTTCAATAGCCGTTTTAATCTCACGAGATAGTGAACCATCTGGTGCTACCGAATAGAATTTAGAGAATTTAGGTTCTATGAAGAAAAGCAAAATAAAAAGAACCGCAATTAAAAATGTCTTGCCGTTCTTTCTGCATATTTCCAATATAGCGTTTTCATATCTTCGTTTATCTTTATTATCACGTTCTACAGTACATAGAATAGCTATGATGAATAACCATTGAAAGCCAGCCATTGCATCATAGACAGTAGAGTTAGCCTTCAACCCTTTAGGCATCACCATTAGTTTCAGTAATTCGCCTATAGTATGCACTTTGTTATCATCAATCATGTAACGGCTATCTTTACCATTGGCAATAGTAAGAAATTCCTTTACTTGTAGTTTGACATATTTAGGTGCATTGACTTTACCCTCTGCTACATCCATTGCATACTTGTAGGCTGGATGTTTTTTATTCATCAACTACACCGCCTTGTAGTACATTCATTAAAGGGTCTACTTCTTCTTTCTTTTTATTGACAATTAAAGCACCCATCTTAGCACGAGCCGTAGGACTCAATCCTAACTCAGTACACAACTTTAAATAAGTGCGTGTCAATCGTTCCATGTTTTGAGTAAAGCCACCATCAATAGCAAGCATAGGATTTTTAGCAACTTGTTTATTAGCATTGTTAAGCATATCAACTACTACGCTTGCTTGTGTGATAGTTACTACATCAAGGCTACTCAATACATTCGCACTACGCAGCACTTCTGTTATGAAATGGAATACCGCCACCTGTTCTTCATTTAAATAACTAGGTGGGTTTACTTCCGCATCATCAATAAATGCATTTTCTACCGCCAAGCGTGTTTCTTTTTCTAGTTTTGTCAGATGTTTCTTTGTTGTTTTTGCACTTGTTGCTCTTGCCATTTATCGCCACTCCTTTTTTATTTTGCGTGCATGTGAGATGCAAGGGAAAATTGTGTAAATTGTGGTGAGCAGTACGGTCTCGGACATTTTTTATATTTTTCTATTTAATAATAGGGGGGGACTTAATTATTTTTTTCAAGTACCCTCTATCGTATTCTCCATGGTCTGCTCTATTATGATGCATCTTACATAATGTTATCAAATTACTATGTGATGTTCTCTTATTCCACGCACTATGCAATGGTTCTATATGATGTACATCTAATCGTTGACCTACTGTTATATAGTTATCTTCATATAAACATAATCTACATAAATGTTTATCACGATCTAGTATTTCCTTCCTACAGTCTTGCCACTCACTACTGCTTCTAAACTTACGTTCTTTTATTCTACTAGCAGATGCATTGTTATGTTCTTGTTTGTAGTTTCTCTTTGGTTTCTGTGGACATTCTCCTTCATGTATTCTTCCACAGTAGCTACACGCTTTTAACATATGCACCTCTTACTTTAATACAGGATTAGTATTACGCTTTAGCTTTCCATTTACTCTTCTGCATATACCACAGTTATTCTTACTGGCTTTACCTGTGGTTATATAGTCCATGCACCAGCCTTTATATACTATTTCTCTTACCGTGCATATTCCATATTTATTGTTTAGGCATTGCTTCCTATCACATTCGACCTTTGTCATATCTCCCTCTTTGTTAGTTTTATGCAAAAAATGAGATATATCGCCGTGGATATACCTCATATCTTGATAGTTTTATTCATTTGTCGTGCATTAATCACTCATAACCAAACATACTACTATATGTCATTGGAAAGAATAGGATTGTAATTTTCGAAAAGAAAAAGAAATATAATGTGCAGTATGTTCAGTTATCAATGGTTATACACTCAATACCAACAACTAACATGGAATGATGAATTATAATCGTGTTAGGTTTTTAATAACAACGTATGATCTATTTTATTTGGAGGTTAGTTCGTTAGTTGTCAGTATTCAGAGTATAACTAATTAGGGTGAGTTCATATCTTTAAGGTTAGTAATGTATAAGCTATATATTGTGAGGATATTCGACTCACCCTTATCAGCTAGCAGTAAATTTACATATAAAATTGTTTGTCATAACACTATACTTCAAATGTGAAATTAGAAATAAAGTATATAGTGTTTACTCCTTATTCTTTTATGGTTGGCCTGTTACTCTGCTACGTTGGTACCTTACGCTGCAGTTCACCCATATACAACAATAACACGCTTAATGGCGTGTTATCATTGCGTGTTCGTTTCTATAAGGAGTGTGAGTAGAAATCGGTACTTACAACTTCTACACATATATAGTATCACACATTGCACTTCCTATGATGTCCTATGTGTTCCTACTTAGTCCGCAATTAACGCACCTAACTGTTCTAGTGCTTCACGTTTATATAATTGTGCTTGCGACTTACTAAAACCTACAAACGATACCACCCCTTTAAATGACATTCCATTAACGTATTCTTGCATTAGTATTACTTTACCAGTTACACAATCAAGGCTATCTATTAATTCCCTAGCGTTTTCTCTTAATGCGATTAGATTGTTAGTCTTTTCTACACATCGTGCTTCGCTATCTACCATTTTAGCTATGCTGCTTTCTAACCCCTCTGGTGTACCACCACCGCTTACTCTATCCTTTGAGTAATCAATAGCACCTAGTGATGTAATATCACTTCTTAGCCTTTGTAGTTCACGTTTGGCAGATTGTATCTCTAGCGTACTAGATTTAATTACTTTCAGATAATTTGATGCTATGGCTATTAGTCTTTCATCTAACACTTTCCCCAAATAGCATCACTCACCTTTCACCCATTCATAACCATTCCACACTACTTTCACTACATCTTCTAATTCAAAGTCATAGCCTATACTAACGGCTTTACCAATATAGAATACTGTTTCACAACTACCTACGGCTAAATCTATTAAGAATTGAAATGCATAATCATATCCTAGTGGGTTTATGTAGAAATCAGAGTGTTCTACATATCCGCTATATCCAAGTAATTCACCCATATAATCACCTCTTACCAGTAGAACCAAAACCGCCTGTACGTTTATCAGTTGTTCTATCCTTTGCCGTGATGCGGTAAGGCATAATAATTAACTGTGCCAGCCGTTCACTAGCATCATATTCAAATGGTACATTACCTAAATTTCTAATAGGTATCATGATATGACCTTCGTTATCCTCGTTGTTGTAATAATCTGCGTCAATAATGCCTGTACCATTAGCCAGCATCACATTATGTTTAACACCTACACTAGATCTAAGGTGTAATTGAATGTACTCATCATAATTAATTCGGCATTTAATACCAGTTTCAATTAGTTTTGTTTCACCTACACCTACTACACCACTTTTATATGGCTTTACATCATACCCAGCAGAGTATTCTGTCTTTCGTCTAGGTAGCCATGCATCTTCATAGCCTGTTACTGTTTCAAAGTTATTTTCATTCATTATTCTAACCCCACTTTTATCAATCGTTTCTGTATTGTGGCTCTTGATATACCCATTTCTTCACCAATCTTACGTAGCGATAGTCCACTTTGTCTTAATCTAATAATTTTAGCTACATCAACATCCTTGTATGCATTTTGCTTAGCCAATGCACCAGCTTTTAACTTGTACACACCATACTTTATTAAAATAGGCTTAATGTCTGATGTTGACATTCCTGTACGTAGTTTTATCCTAGCCATTGATAAGCCACTTTCATACATATTGACGATTTCTTCATCAGTTACATCGATAACTGTTTCTGTTACACCTTTCAACCCCACCATCCGTAGCATTGTATCTATTTTTTTGCCATTGTAAATACAAGCACCTAGTGCTAACCAGTTAAGGCAATTATTAGGCAAGCACACCCCATAGTTTCTCATTTTTCTTCACTCCATTCACTTTCACGATATATTTTGAACCAATCATCAGCACTCATAGTTACTAACCATGGCTGATTGTTTTTCTTCCATGCAACTATAGGCAAGTTTCCGCTTTTCTGTGCATCGTGTTCAGCTTGCTCGTATGCTTTACGTACATTCAAGTTTTCAACAAATTTGACCTCTTGATGTATGTTAGGCAGTCCAACGCAATCGCTGGCATCACCTGTATTACCACAATATTGTGCAGTTCTTCGGACTTTATCAAACCCATGCGACCTACACACATCTCGCCACATTCGTTCGCCCCTAGCACCTTTTTGTTTGCTATTTATTGGCATTATCTATTCACCCACTTCATACACCCAATTCTCATATAGTATTCTTTTTCCTGTTCATTTAACTTAACAGAACCCTTTATTCGCTTCGCCCTTTTTACAAAGCCACCAAACTCATAAAGATTACCTCTAAAATCGAATGTATCTATTTCATCAATTAAGATTAAGCCAGCATCACCAAGTAACTCATCAATCGTTTCATAATGATCATCATATAAATCTCTTGGTATTGCGTAATACAGATACATCACATTGTGATTATCGTGATAACGTGCTTTTTTGAAATCATTTCTGAAATCATTTATATCCGTTTTTATTTCAACTTCTGTTAAGTGCAAAGTGTTTAGATTGAAGTATACAAAATCAGCCTCATATGGTGGTTTTCCGCCATCCCTCATCATTACATTAGGTATGCATATATTTTTAAGAAATAAATGCCGCCCTAACGCATATTGAATATCTTGTTCTGTCAAACACTCACCCCTCTACATACTCCTCACATTTCTTCAAAATATTTTTCACTAATTCCAACGGAATATTTGACCTTGCACTATATCTATCCTTGCCCCAATTCACTCGCCTAAAGTCAACACCTGATATGATGTTTTCACTCAACAACTTTAAATCTATATTGCTTGCAAATTTAGTTGGCTTTTTAACGTGATAACCATAGTTGTTGTAATAGGTTAGATTTTCATATGGAATATCAAACCCTATTACATTTGATATGTATTCCCATATCCGCCCATATGCTGGGTTTTCAATCACGAATACTTTGGGTTGGTAACGCTCAATGATTTTCAATGTGTTATAGATACACATTTCACCATTGATACGTGTTAGGAATGACTTATCATACTTGAATTGGTAGTTTTCATAATCAGCTTGATTTCTGATTGTGAATTTACTCCCTTGTTCGTACTCACCAAATAGGTTGATAGTCATATCCTTTTCTTGTTTCCAACACGCATTACCGCCTTTCATCGCACTTGCCACGCTCCAACTTTCACATGGTGGACTAGCTAGAATTACATCAGGTCTATCTAGCTTATCCAACTGTTCCCATAATGCGTTTGGTTTATGTAGCATATTAACTGCAAGGTCTTGGTTAATACACGCATCACCAATTCCTATTGATGTGATCGTGTGTTGCCCCCCCATATTCACGTTATATTCATCTACCGCTTGACGATAGCAGCCATTACCATCATCAAATAACCCCCAAATGTACATCCTCTTTTCTCTTCACCTCAATCAATCACAGTACATCCATACTTTGCTTTTCTCATGCGATGCTTAACTTTCTTTACGTTATTCCCCAAGTACGCTAACACATCATTTCTTTTGATTATGTTATCTTGCATCGTTTCCCTTTTCCGTTTGTACATTCGATACGCTGGACACTTAACGTGGCAGGCTACCTCTCTGTACTCACAGTTTTTGCATGTTGCATTCAATATTAATGCTCACTCCTTAAAAAATACTAGCCAAACTGTTTTGCCTCTGCGTTGGCCAAATATCGGTTCACTAGGCAGTAACCCTTTAACCATCGGTAACGTGATTTGTTCTTCATTCCACTTAAATATCATTGTTCCATTTGGTTTTAGCACTCGCCAACATTCTGATAGTCCTTGTTTAATATCCTCTTGCCACGTTTGTTCTAACCGCCCATACTTCAACGCTAGGAATGATTTATCTCCAGCCTTTACTAAATGCGGTGGGTCGAACACTACAAGATGAAAACTTTCATCTTCAAAAGGCATCTTGCGGAAATCTGCTATCAAATCAGGTTTTACTATTAACTTCCTACCATCACATAGTGTTGTATCTAATGTGCGATTATCCATATAAACAGTTTCTTCATGCTCTCTGTTGAACCAAAACATTTTAGAACCACAACACGCATCCAATATTTTCATATTGGCCACCTAGAACGGAATGTTTTCATCTTGGTTTGTATTCTCAAAACTATCAAAGTTAGATGTGCCAGCATCATCATTCATTAACGATGTACCAATAAAGTTTGCTACAACTTCTGTTACGTAGCGTTTCTGTCCATCTTGTGTTTCGTAGCTACGTGTTTGAAGTCTACCCTCTACAAACGCTCTATTGCCTTTTCTCAAATTACCTACGCTTTCCCCTAGTTTTCCCCATGCTACACAGTTGATGAAAGCCGTTTGTTCTTTCGTTTCATTGTTACTGTCTATATATGTGTTAGATGCAGCAACTGTGAATGTTACAACTGCCTTTCCGCTTTGTGTATAGCGCACTTCAGGATCACGTGCTAAATTACCTAAAATTTGTACTGTATTCATTCAATTCTCCTTTAAATCTTTTGTTCGATGCACATCTTACCTTTATAGATACGCATCATCTCTTCTAAATTTGCAAAGGTTCTTGCATCAGCCTTTGCAATCATCTGCATCTGTTGAGTTGCCTCTTCTTGTGTTTCCACGTTTAGAGGTATCTCAATAGTGATTACCATCTTTCGTTTCTTACTTAGCATTTAACCCCCTAGTAGTAATACATTCCGTTTAAGGATGCCTCTGTATCGTCAATGTACACATCGTAATCTTTGTGAATGTGGCAATCGACTGTTGCCTCATTCCGCATTATTTCAAGTAGGTTATCAATCTTAACCCTTGCTTGCTCTTCGCTGGTTGCTAGTACTGTAAAGCTAACATTGAACGATACATTACAACTCACTTCAAATTCCTTTGGCTTTTGTTTCATCTATCCCCCTATAGCACTTTTCAATAACGCTTTCCCTTTATCAGATATTTGGCTATTTTCGATTATCTTTGCTACATCGACTGGTTCTTTTACTACCTCTACCAAGTTACCAGTAGCAGTCATTTCGATTTTCTTTTGCCCAGCATTTAATAACGCTCGTTCCTTTTCAGCTTTTTCCCTTGCCTTTAACAACAAGTGATTATCCTTGATTGAATTTGCCATTCGTTGGCGGTGCGTTTCACGTTCCGCTAATTGCTCGTAGCATCTAATGAATTGTGATCTACAACTTGCCTCGTTATATTCATTACCCATTCTAGGGTTGAATGAAGACCATATAGTATTTGCAGCTTGTAAGGTTATCCCTTGTAAATGTTCTTTGCCATGTTCAAAGCCATAAGCACCTACCGCTTTAATGACTTTTTCCCATTCGCTTTGTGCGATTGGTAGTTCCTCATGTGCATTTACATAATTACTTATTTCTTCACAAGCGGATAATATTTCACCTACCGATGGATAAAACTTAATCTTATTAATTTTCACAAGATTAATCACCGCTTGCTTTAACGTAACAGGGTTTATATCTGATAAGAACGATACATACGCTCTGACATTTTCTTCTGATAATTTAGAATTTGGTATCGTTGACTGTAATAACAGAATTACTTCCATCACATCCGCTTTCGCCATATTCCACCTCACTCTCATTCATAACTTTGTAAATCGCATCTAATGTTTGCTCTGTATTTGTTTTCTTTGTTTGTTTTGTTGTATTCGTATAGCTATTTTTCTCCCAAGTCCTAACCGCTGCTTGCCAGTTCTTCATAGAGTTTTTACCAACTCTCCAGCCATTACTTTCGTAATAATCAAAGAAATGTTGTGCATCTACTTTATTACCTCTTTCAATGCAGTACGCTTTAATTTCAGATAGAGTAGGTTTTTCAAAACGCTTGCGTTTTGTTGTAGTGCTTGCACTACTATCTATCTCTTTCTCTATCTTTATCTCTTTCTCTAACTCTATCTCTATCTCTGGTGGAGATTTCTCGGAGATTTGTCGGAGATTTGTCTGGACATTTGTCCTATCTATTTCTATTCGTTGTCTATACTCCCTCTTTCTATCAGCCTCACTACTGCCTTTACCAATGAAGTTTTGAATATCCAACATATAGATAGCACCATTTTCTAGTACATCGATTAGTCCTAAGTCCTTGAAGATTGATAATGCTTGTTTAACTGTTCCTATTTGGTGTCCAGTTACACTTGCCAGCATTTCTGCATTGTATGGAATGCGATCATTAACAACTAACTTTCCATCGTTCTTTAGACTTCGTAGGTAGAGTTTTAAAAGAATATTACTGTACAAGTAGCCGTCTTTCATGCTTTCTAATATCTTCAACTCATCGCTATCAAAGAAATTATCTTTAAGTCTTAGATAGTAATATTTTTTGTTATCGCTCATAGGCACTATCTACCATAAACGTGATCACAAGCGGTTTCTTTATACTGTGGTTTTACTTCCATAATTTCACCAGCACTTACAGGCTTAGCTTTTGGTTGTGTTTGCTTAATCACATCAAGCACATCTTTTAATTCTACGATTTCACCATCATATGATTTATATGTACCTTGCGCTTGTTCTAATTTCGCAATGCGTTTCTTCACGTACAATTCAACTACATCAATTCTTTTCATATTCATCATTCCTTTCCTTAACGATTTCTTGTAATCGCTTTCTAACCTCTTTAGCAAACACCCCATGTGCTATTGGTATATGGCAATGCACGCACAAACAAGCTAAGTTATCCATTGTGCTTTTTCCTAACTGTGAACGGAATACAATATGATGTATCGCTATACCCTCATGACCGCCACACAGTACGCATGAATAGTTATCACGCTCTAGCACTTTAGGTCTATTTTGTTTTAGTAGCTTTTCGTCTTCACGTTTTCTTTTGTTCACTCTCCCACTCCCTAACTAATGATTGGATATAATCGCTATCATCAAGTTTTATTCCAAGCTGGTTGCACTCATCAACTAAGCAGTCAATAAGCCGTTGCATTTCTGCAGTTGTATATACCGATGAACCGTGGTAACACATTATGTTGTGATACCCTTTTAGGCTTTGGCATTCGCCAGCATCTTCGGCTATCCATCCGATGCCGTGTCCTTGCCATATCGTTATGTATCGTTCAACTGCATCCTCACGGACTGGAATATATGTGAAATGTCCACAGTCTTTTATAGCCTTTCGATACACATCTTCCTTTGATGTATACCCATTCTTGCTTAACTCATCGGCTATACGCTGGCATAACACCCATGCATAACTATTTGAGTTAAGGCTACGGCTTTTAGACTTCTTTTTAACCTCTACTGTGTATTCTTTATCTACATCAATATTAGTTAATTGGTTATCATGTGGTGCTGGTATTACAACCATTACGCCCAGTGGTGAGCGTAACAGTTCAATACCTTTAGTAGTCCATTTCATTGTTTATACCGCTGGGAATTAACCCAGTTGAACGCTTTTGAGTAATGATCACGTGTCATTTCGTCCGTGTTTTTTACCTTTAATTCGTTCTTTAGATAGTCTTTCAAGGCTTCTTCTGTAACACCGCTTTGCGTTGCTCTAGCTTTCAATGTTTTCCAATTATAAGCGGTATTTTGTGGTAAAGGATTGCTTTCCACACTATCTGCATCTTTGGTATCATCGATGCATAACAGACCATTTAGTGCATATTTACGAGCATATGAAGATGTAGCACCAGTTACTTGACTACTATCCATACCTTTCTTATCAAGGCTTTCACGAGCATATGCTGATGTACTAATACAATTATCACCATCAAATAACGTTGCAGTAGCTTTGATGTAATATCTATCACCAATCAGCTCAACCGCATCATTTATGGTTAAATACAAGCCGTATTTATTGAGTAGTGGCTTAACACCCTCTAGGATATCCTCACACGAGCGGTAGTTATATTTACCGAATGAGTTATATTGCCCTTTAGGTGCCTTAAGTTCTGATTGAACCGCTACCACCTTTTCTTGAAATGTCATATCTGCCACTTAATCACCTACTTAATATAGAAATTCATGTTTGTTTGAATGTGTACACCATTGATTTCTTCGCCAGCTTTAAGTGCTTTTTTGATTGCAGTCTTATCGGCTTTAACTTCTGTTTTAGTGTAATCACTAGGAATAGCAGTTAGATCATCAACTTCTACGCTTTCAGATTTACGATATCCGCACTTGAATGTGCCTACTTCTAACTTATCGATACCCTTAGTTTTTAAGGCATATTCAATGTTAGTTTTAAGCCATTCTGTATTACGTTCCTTTTGTTTCTTTAGGGTGGTTAGGCGGTTGATTTCCACCTTGATACCCTCAATATCGCTTTCAACATTTTTAATGTATTTAGCGGTATTTTCTACTTTTTCTTCAATGGAACAGTCCAGCATTTCCAACGTGTCATGGATAGCTTGTAGTTCCTCATCAGTTTCTGCCGTTTCAAGTAGTGCAGATACTTCTTGATAGTTTTTGTTTAATTCGTAGATACTAGCCATTATTTCACCGCCTTTTGTTGCTCAACTTCTGCCATGAGTTTTTGCACCATAGCTTCTAATTTGGAGATGCGGCTATCTTTATCTTTAGCTTCTGCTAGGTAGTCGCTACCTTTACCAGTTTTGAAAGCTACGTTTAATGTGAGTTGTGTTTCACCACCAAGGCTTACACCAGCACCAATCATTGTTCGTTCGTTAGGACGATAGAACGCACCCAACGCTACTGCATTTGCGTTGCGGTAGTGTCCGTAAGATACCGCATAAGATGCTTTGTCATTGCGGTTAAAGTCTAATGGATGTAAACCAGCTAACGCAGCACTAGATGCACCTAATTTATTAACACGTTGACCTAGGTTATTTACTTTGTTGTTGATATCTTTAGCAAGGTTCATGGAACGGCTTTCTAAAGATGTAATACGACCTTCATGGTTATCCGCTACGTGTTCAAGTACACGAATATCAGCAGTATTTGTAGCTACCTTTTGACCTAAACCATTAATTGCATTTGTATTAGCATTGATTTTGTTAGCATTGTTATTAATTGCAGTAGTATTACCAGCAATTTTTTTAGTATTATTTACAATCGCTTGTTCATGATCATTAACAATGTCTCCCAACATATTAAGACCTACGGCAATGTCCTTGATATTTTCTTTGTTTTTAGAGATTGCAGTTTTGTTATTAGCAATGTTAGTAGCGTTTGTTTCTACTTCATCTACTACTGCATATAATTGGCTACCATTGATTGCATCTAGGCTATCTGCTTCCACACGGCCAGCAGATACGTTCTGCAACTGGCGATTATAATATGTAACACCGCCAGCACCAGCACGGCCTTTAGCACCAAAACTTACTACGCTTGCTGGTTGTTCGCCAGCAAATACATGGCGAGTACCATTAATTGTGATACCATCTACACCTACCGCATCATCGGTAACACTATTAGTACCGACTGCTACGGAGTTTTGTTTATCAGCAATGATATTATTACCAACACCAACGGCATCCCAAGCAGTTACTACTGCATGAGTTCCTAGTGCCATCGCACCTTGTCCACCTACAGTACTGTTAGCACCAATAACAGTTTGTTCTTGACTGTTATCTACGCTTGTATTGTTATAGCCAATGAATGTGCTTTGCCCAGCATTGATAGTTCCATTATTAGAACCAATAACTACGTTGTTATCACCTACTACGTTATTATCACGGCCTAATACAATAGTGCTTGCACCACTAACAGTTGTATTTACACCTAACGCTGCACTATTATAGCCACTTACTGTTGGTGCTACTGTGTTAGGTTCTACAGGACCTGTTACGATACCATTTGCACCTACTACGTTTACTGCTAATGCGGAAATACCTAATACTAAAGTTGCTTTTTTCATGTTGTTCATTGTTTTAATCTCCTATATTTTGTACAATACAGGTAGAGTGTTATTAGATCATCACTCTACCGAGCCTACTGAAAACTTCTTCTAAATGCTTTTCACAGTAGGCTCTTTTTCTTTTTCTAATTCGTGGATATCATCGAGCCAATAACCACTTAAAACCCAAAGTGTAACGCCTAGCATGGTTTGACAAAACCAAGTCCAAAAATCAATGGTGTCTATCTCAAGACTACCCATAGCACCGACTGCTAAAATTACACCGATAATTCTTAACGCATAACATACTTTAATCACTGTTGAAACACCACTTATAACGCTAATTTCATCAAGCTAATGATGATAAATAAACTGATGCCAGCACTCACACCAAGTGCTAATATCCACAGAACGAATATGCCTATTTCTTTAAACAAACTACTCATAGATATCAGCTCCTTTAAATTCGCTATCTACTTTAGATTTAGACCAACCAAGGCTATTTAGTAGGTAGTTTTTAAAACCCTCTTTGTCAATATCAAAGGTACGGCCTTTTTTACCTTCCGTTTGCCAGCACTGAGCAAATTTAAATTTATCTCTTGCTATGCACTCACGAATTGATGTAGTTGTACGGCCTAGTACTTTTGCCATTTGACTACATGAAATTGTTTTAGTCATTTAAACCACCTCTTTACATACCGCTTGAATACCTTTAGCAGTTAAGATTTCATGAATACGCAAGCGACCTTTTTGAGTCCATTTTGTTTGAATTTTGCTATCAAGTCTGCCGTCAGTTCGTTTAAAGGCAAATGTTTCAGATTTTGTATAACCTTTACCCATTTCATCTTTGTATAAAATCCATTGACCATTCACGCTACGTTGTAATTTAGCTTCATGCAAAATTTTATTTAATGCTCTAGCGGATAGATCATAGTCGGCAGCAACTTGTGTAGTAGTCAATGTACTTGTACTGCTTAGAATTTCATCAACATAATCTCTTACTGGTTGAAACTCTGCAATTTGTTGCTCCTGTTGTGCAATAATCACCTTTTGCTCATTGATTACATTGTTGGCAATTTTTAAAGCACGGCTCATTACCTTTTCAGGACTATTCCATTCTTTTTCAACTTCGATGAAATATTCCCTTGCTTCTCTGCCTTTATCGTTTCTAGCTAACATACAAAGTTGTTTCGCCATTTCGATAGTTAGTTCATGTTCTATAACGCTTTGCTTACCACCATTTGAGTTATGCACATTTTTGGTCGCCACTCTATAATCAATATTTTCAGCAAATCAGTATTCACACATTCGACTAAACCACATGTCATATCGTGTTTTAATTTCTAAGAACATATGTAAATCTCTGCCGCTTACATATTGCTCATCGCTTTTGCTTACATTTACAGGAATTAAGTTCATCTAATCACCCCTTATCTTCAATTAATTCATTAATAGGAATACCGAAGCAGTCAGCTAGTTTTTGTAAACTTGATACGCTTGCACCATTTTTACCATTTAGCCATTGACCTATGGCAGCTTGTGAAATACCAGTTTGCTTTGATACCGCATAAGCTGACATATTTCGTTCTTCCATAAGTTGCTTCACTTTTTCTAAATTCATTGATTATCACCTCGCTTCTTGCTATAATCAAATTACTAAACATTTATTTAGTAATTGCAACGCTTTTACATTTGCTACGTATTTGCGTTACCCTGTGATTACATAGTACTACGTTTTTGCTAGTAACTCAATTAACTGTACATAAAAATAGTTAAAATTTACAGGTTTATTTTTAATTATTTATAAACAGGTGGATAAAATGGCATACGAACGCATATTTGAGCTTATTGAAGAAAAGGGGTTAACTGCATATAGAGTGTCTAAGGATACAGGAATTTCGCAAGCATCATTAGCCGATTGGAGAAAAGGTAGGTCAAATCCAAAGATAGACAAACTACAAAAACTATCAGAGTACTTCGGTGTATCTATTGGGTATCTAACAGGGGAAGCGGACGAACGCATAGATACGCAAGCACCATTAAAGCATCAAGGTTATTATGTAGATAAGGAAACGGCAGAGTATGCAGAAATGTTGCGTACTAGACCTAATGCAAGGCTTTTATTTTCAGCTGCAAAGGATATAAGCAAGGAAGATATGGAAAAGGCGGTTGAGTATATCGAGTTTCTAAAATCTAAAAATAAATAATGGTACGGACGAAACGTCAGTACCACATAAAGGGGAGTGTTGTTGTTGGTTGTTAATATTATTTATTGTGATTTACCATACGTTAATGCAGTTAGTGAGCCGTCAGAGGATATAGACACACATAATATATATGTGAATAAGAATTTACCTCATGACAAAATGAAGCGTGAGATTAAACATGAGTTATCTCACATAATTAATGATGATTTTTATATAGATCATCATGTAAACCTAGTAGAAGAAATGGTTAGGCGGTCTACTACTACCATTGAAGAAACAATAGATTTTTATCACCATGTGTTGTAAACAAAAATAACCCCCTATCCAATTAAGGATAAGGGGTCTTTTAACGAGGTATTATATTATGGCAATGAAACGAGCCAACGGCTCAGGTACTGTATATAAAATGAAACATAAGCCACTACGTAAGCCGTATCGTGCAGTAGTTACTTATGGATATGATGCTAATGGTAAGGCTATCCGTAAGTCTGTAGGCACATTCGCAACTCAAAAAGAAGCCTATACTGCCCTAGCCTTATATTCCACTAACCCACCACCAGAAGAACAACGTAAAATCACATTCGGACAATGCTTTGAATGGCGAATTGAAGAAGCAGAACGGCAAGGGTTATCACAAGGTCGCATGAAGATCATACACACAATACAAAAAATGGTGGCACATCTAAACAATATAGAGATGAAGAATATGCGTGCTGCACATTTTCAACCCATCTTCGATAAATCAACTCACACTAAGTCATATCAGAAATTAATCAAAGCTATTATTGTATCAGTAGGCACACTTGCAGTTAAGCAAGAAATTATCCCACGCAACTATTTTTCAGATATCATCATAAATAAAAATGCTACACCAATTAAAAAGGCTAATATTTTTACGAATTTTGACCTCTACGCTATGTGGCAACACTCTGACGATATAATTATCAAGCTAATTCTAATCTACGCTTATACAGGCCTTAGATTGAATGAATTACAAACTATGAAGTTAGATGATATCCATTTAAAGGAACGCTACATGATAGGCGGTTCAAAAACAGAAGCTGGTAAGGATAGATGTATTCCTATTGCAGAATGTATATATCCGTTCATCAAAGAATTGTATCAGCAAGCCAAATTTAAGCGTGTAACGTGTCTTTTAGATAAGGTAATACATAAAGACACCTACCGCAGAGAAATGCAGCGTATGTGCCAAAATCTTAATTTAGGCGAACATAAACCACATGATACTAGACACACATTTATATCTATGTCAAGTAATGTAGGTATAGATGAAGTTATCATTAAACGCATTGTAGGACATTCTAGCAAGAATAATATCACGCAAGAAGTATATACCCACAAGACGATACAACAATACATTGATGCGGTGAATAAACTGCCATTTGGTGATGCATTAAAGGGTGAGCAACAGTTGAGCAACGCTAACGAATTTTAGAAAAATTTACCATACAGGCAAAATAAAAAACCCAGTAAGTACGCATACCTACTGGGTTCTTATTTTTGTGTTCTTATTCAGCGGAGATAATCAGATATAGCTAATTATCCGCTTAAATACTGCACTTATGAGATTTTAGGTTGAGCAACAGTTGAGCAACCATTAAAAGCTATAACGAGTTTTAACGATTTATAATGCTATCTTGAATAAAAATTATGTCAACTAGTTCCATTTTGGAACATGTTCACATGAGTCTGCTTACTCAACTGACAACTAATAGTTGATAGTTGCGTGTATCCACCATTACACGCTATGGAGATGTATGGATCACTTCCTTAATTCTTAGATGCAAGATAAATAACAGTACCACCTAAAAGGATATTCAACAGCTTACTTTTGCGTTGCTCCATTTTGGCTTTGTGTATTTCTTTCTTTTGCTCGTTCAAGTATATTTCGGCTTTCGCCAATGATAACTTTTGCTCGTTCAGCATCTGTTCTTGCTTCTGTAGTAAGTTCCGTGCTTCTGTTAATTGCGTTCTCTGTTTGCTGATTAAGTTCAACGCTTCGATTAATTCGCTCTTCTGTTCGTTCGTTGATAGCTTGGCTACTCTCAACTGCATTTCTAACTCGTTGATTGTAGTCAATTGCTTGTTGATTGTATTCTCGAGCGTGTCGAAGTTCGTTTTCAGCGTTGCGTATTCCTGTGGTGTCAATGTTACTGCTTCTGTTGGTGTAGAACCATACACAGATGAAGCACACAATGATAAGAATAACAGGAACGCACCAAGGATACTTTTCAGTAAATTGTTTAACTTTAACATACATATATACCCCCTATATATTACTTCCCCATTGTTGAGCATAATATTTTGCTTTCATACGAATTACATCACCGCCACTACCAGCTTCATCACCTTCACGGACTACCCACAAATCCCAACGTTCGCAAGTAGAATTAGGGCCGTATGGTTCATGTGCATACCAGCCGTCCATGTTATCGGCTGCTTCTGCGTGAGTGAGTACATGACCTATATCACATGGAATGCCGAGGTCAACACATAACAACGCTACCACTTGTGCTAAAGTTTCAATCTGTGCATCTGTTGGCGGATAATTACCTAAGTTATTTACCCATTGTGCATTATAGGCACAATCTAAAGAGATACCAACTGCACCACTATTACGCATCCATGTATGGTTCTTATGGTCTGTTAGTTCGCCGTCAATGTAAATATTACCGCTACCATCAATATTGATGTGGTAATCGTCAAATTGTTGGTTGTATCGACCAGCTGACCAATGCTTATATATTTTATTAATTTGTCCAACTGCTCGACTACAATAATCATTTAGTTCTGTAAGACTAACGAGGTGCATTATTATCACTCCTTTCTGTAATATTTACTGATGGTAATTTAGGCTCTTCCAATTTATCTGGTATGCCATTACCATCCTTGTCTAGCCAAAGTGCTAAGAACCCTACAAGGGCAGTTAGTACGCTTGGTATAAAGATATGATCTATGATATTAATACCTACACTAATCATCTTATTAGCATCATCAGATACATAACCGCTAATAAAAGCCATGATGTATTGAGTAACCACTAATAAAATAGGTACTAGCATGATTAGTACTAGTACCCTTGTAGCTAAAATACCTGTTGGGTGGATGTTAGCCACCCTCACAGATTGATATGTTTTTTTAATTGAATTGATGATTTTTGGCGGTATGTTCATGAAGTTCTTCCTTTATATCATCAACACGCACTTCTAAGGCTTCAACCTTTGCAGATAGTAATACTTGCTTGCTTTCAGCTTTAATTCGTTCTGCACGTGATAATTTAATTTCATCCTTTAAATCTTTTAGCGTATCAGTTAATACACCCCATTTTTCTTGAAAAATAAGATTATCTTGCATCCGTTGTGAGTCTAATTGTTGTAACAACGGAATAATCAACAATCTATATCCGGCACCTGCAACCACACCTACAATTGTAAGAGTGGTTAAGATGTCGTTCAACTCAAACTGCCAAGTCCACATCTATTACACCTTTCTCCAAAATCCTATAATATCAATGATATACCGAGTATTTGCCGGTACACCCCAAGCCTTAATCATACGGCTGTTTCGTTCAACATAAACACTATTGTTATTTACATTAACGCTTTTTTCTATTAGTCGTACAGAAACCGGCGAATTCGGTGGAAGCGATGCGATTACGTTACCATTACCGGAAGGGGCAGTTAATACAAAGTCAAAATGCAAGTACCCCCAACCAGTTAATGGGTCGAATGCTAAATATCCTCTGTCCGCACCTCGTTCACCTGCTTTTGCCGCTCCCCATACAACTTCATATATTTCAACTGGTTGCGAACTTACTTGTCCGCCACCGCTTCCAGGGTCTCCTTTAGGCCCTCTTAATGCCAGTAGTTGTTCCGCCGTAAAATCAGAATATCTGAAGGGTTCGCCTTTATCACCCTTTGGCCCTTTAAGTGCATTAAGTTGGTCTTGCGTGAAGTCAGAATATTTAAAAGGTTCCCCTTTAGGCCCTGGTGGCCCTTGTGTACTTGATGCATACTGATTGATTTCACTTTTCTTAACATAATCACTTAATTCAGATTTTTGAGCGAAGGACTGCCCCTCTAATTTATTGACGTAACGACTAGAAGCATCGCCAGGTGTTAATGCATATTGAGCAATCTCGTTTTTCTTAATGAAAGTACCTAAATCGTTCTTATATGCAAACGTTTGAGTCGCCCAGCCTTTTTGAGCATAATTATTTGTAGCATCTGTTTTAGACAAATAATCACTTAACTCTGTTTTAAGTGCATATTTAGGGCCGCCTAGCATAGTAAGGTAATTTCTTATATCAACTTTTTTTAAGTAAAGATTTTCGGCTTCTTGTTTAGTTGCATATGCAGATAAATCTACATTAGCACCAGTGCCAGGCGGTCCTGGT